ATGATGATAGTCAAATTCACTTGGATCACCTTTGTAACCACATTTGACACATCCTGAAGCAACATCCTTTAGTTTAGTTTCTTTGAACCAAACTTGATTGTCATGCTTGTACTTCATGGATCTCTTGATCGTCAATTCCTTATTTCTAAGATACCATTGACGTTTTGCCTCTTTGTGTTTGGCAGAATCCTTATAGGGCATTGGGAGTTAGGTGGATAAGGTTATATTAGCATATCTGGCAGATTCTTCAACCTTTGTTTCGATTTCTTCATATATGTGAGAGAAGTCCCATCCTCGCTTAATATCATTAGCGATATATTCAACCTGTTCCTTAGTTAAACCCAGTTGTAGATCCTCTACTGCTTCAGTAAGGTTGATTGTAAGTTCTACTGGTTCCATTAGATCCTCCTGAATTGTGATTGATTAAAATTTGCATGAGAGAATACCTCCCTATCAACTAATTTATAAGTTCCAATACTGTTCCACATTACATAACCTTCACCATCAATCATTTGTATAGTGTCACCATCATACATGAAAGTTTGAAATTCACCATCATGCTCAAACAATTCCATAAAATCATGTTTGATAGATTGTACCAATTTCCAAAAATCTATGAGATTATTGTCATATCCCACATCAATACCTTCACGAATACATTGGTTCAATTTCTTCTTTAGTTCCCTTGCTCCCTTATCATCAGTAAATGTGACAAGTTGTGACATTTGCCTTGCAAACTTACAGCGTTCAATGATATTAGGAGTAACACCAAACTTCACAGTAGGTTTAACAAATAACACCGTACTACAATCAGGTAAATCATAATCTAATCCACTTGCAACTGCATCACTTAACTTACCTGAAGGGCAGTCATACACAGTATGAGGTGCTATAATAATATTATGATATATTACATCATCAAAAGAATACACTAATGTATTAGGTTGATAGGTATGATCCCCACCAAATCCTATTAAATCACCTTGAATAATATCACCATTGTTAGGAAGATAATCAAAACAAGCATGGAGTTTCTTCCTTAGATCCTCATCAGGATGATTACGATCAATATCCTCATGGGACTCATTGATCTTAAGTTTCTTCTTATTGAATACACTCTTAGTACCAACAAAGAAGTTACCAGTAGCAGGGTTAGTTCCCCATACTATTGCTGGAGATCCATCTATCTTAAGTGATGCTTTTGCACCCTTCATAGAACAAAACCAATCCAATACAGATAAGTCACCTGTTAGAATAGAATCTTCAGGGTGTTCAATATGAGTGTTTTTCATACTCTTATTATATGGGTTGAGTTAATCTATTTGGGAAGTATTGTGTAGGTTCTTGAACTGTCACACCCTTCACCTCTTTCATGTATCTACGGTATAGAATACCTTCTTCTCTAAATGCTTCAACTTCGTGAGGTTGATTCATATATTCAATATGATCCACATTCTCACCTTTCCAAATAAACTTTCCACTCTTCATAGTCAATGTACCTTTTACCCATTGACGTAAGTGTACTAATTCATGTAATACTGTTTCAATGTAACATTCAGCATCCATATTGGATTGTAATTGGATCTCAAAATCTCTTGGTTTGTATGATGTACCGATCCAGTCACAATAACCTATAACATTTTCTTTGACTAAACTTTTATGATGAAAATTAACACCAATTTTATGTTTTGGTAAGAAAGTGTTTAGAAACCAGTTGGCAACACTCTCACACCTGCGTTTAGAATAACCATATCCACTAAGGTAGATATGACTCTTGTTCCCCAATGAAGTGTCCATAAGAATGAAGAAATAAACAACAGTTTTTGAATACCAGTTAAATTATTACTCATACTTCCTCCACACTTTCAATAGACCACTCTGAAACATGCTCTTCTTCTACATCAAATGAATTGATGTTAGCATGAGCAAGTTCTCTTGCTTCATCCTCGGTTTCTGCTTCAACTACAACTGTGAAGTAATTGACCTCAGAACATTCTACACGAAATTGGTTCATGCTTCTACACTCCAATCATATTTGTCAATAGATTCTTTACAATCAGGACAAGTTAATCCTGACCAGTTAAAGTGATAAATTGTACGGATTGATTGACACTTAGGGCATTGAAGTTGCTTACCATTTCTACCTGCCCTTGTGTATCTGGTAATAGGTTTGAAATCCATTTTAATGATGATGGGGATTGTAGACTGTGAGAACAATCATTGCTGATATTATAGCACATATTAGTGCTAATGCGACAAGGTGTAACATTTAATCCTCCTTACAAGTACAAACTTCAAGTAATGGTTTTAACTTATCATAGACTTGAACACACTTAGGTTCTCCCTCGGTTTTACGGCACTTCCAAAGTGCCGTAACAATGTATTCAAGTTCTTCTTTAGTAACATCAATTAACATACTTACCTCATGTAAAGATAACCACCTGACCAACCGCAGTTATCAGGATTGAGTACATACTCACGATCTCTAATAACTCTTAGGTCATAGCGTACATGCTTTGCTGGAGACTTCCATGAAGCAGGTTTGTAAACTTCACCTGTATGCTTGTTCACAAAAGCATGAACACCACCACTATTCCACTCATTTCTACGATCATCCCAGTCATTTGATATGATCTTATGGTACTTTCTACCTGTCTCTATGGTAAATCTCATTCCTTTGAATGTACCATTGTTTAAAGCATCTAATTGCTCTTGTGCGTAACGTGATAGGTCTTGTCTCTGACCATCACCATTGAATCTTGCAGCATTTGATTCAATCATTCTTCTGTGATAACGCTTGTAGTTCTCACCAAGTGAATCACATAATTGCTGCGTCCATTGAAGAACATTATCTTGAAGACTACCAATGATTCTGTCTCTCTCCTGTCTTGTTAATGTTGTAGGCATTAGAAACTCCGTTGGTTGTTGTTTTTATTATAGGGAAAGAAATACCCCCTGTGAAGGGGGAATGTGACAGTTATCGAACTGTCATTGTCCATTAGTATATGAACCCATTAGACAGTTACCATAACGGACTTCAGCATAACCATACTCTTCAGATAGATCAAGGCATAAACCCCAACAATCGTCAAGTGATACAAATGATGAGTTCTCATAAGGTGCTGAAGGGCAATGAACTGAGTATCTCATAGTAATTAAACTGAATTGGATACATTTATTATAACAAAGAGAAACCCCCTGTGAAGGGGGTATGTGACAGTTATCAAACTGTCCTTATAGGTCTGTTCCTCCTGTCTCTACTACTTCTACAATGTCCTCAAGAACTGCTAGGATCTCATTTCCATTGTTGGTAGTGTCCAAAAGGAATTCTGCGAAATTAGGTGACATGATTAAAAAGTCAAGTTTACAAAAAAGGGTGTGGTATGCTCAAGAGGTGCTTCACCTATCTTCATTATGTAAGGAATTACCACATTCTATTACAATGCTACCTTACAAGGTTGGATAGGTACTAAGTCATACCACGACTAGAAAAATGAGAGAGTGGGGCAATACTCAGGGTTTCACCCTGCCGCCCAAATTTACCCTATGGGAATCGCTTACACCTGAACCCTACTTGATTCAATGATTTCCCTTATCCTTTCGGAGATAGTATGGACTCTCACCATACCCATTGATCGTTTTCGGCAGTAGAACCGTTATCCCTCAACATATTCATTATAGCAATAAAAAACCCCCTGAAAGGGGGTTGAGTGTCAGTTTATTGACCGTCACACATTAAAGTGTGATTTGTAGGAAACTGTGGCATACTGATAGAAACTACGAAGAGATTTGTTAGCTAATTGTAAACCTTTTTTGCAATCATCCAAGAATAATGTAAACTCATAGTTATGAATTTTAACTCTTGATTGAAAGTCTCTCTTATAATGATTGAGAGTTAAAACTGGTTTAGCAGGTCTTTTTAATTTCTTCGGTGTTGCCTTAGTAACAGACTTCTTAACAGTTGTTGTTACTTTACGAGTGCGTCTTTTGCGAGGTGTTGTTGATACTTTCTTCGCAACAGTAGCAGTTGGCATAGATTAATAATGCAAATGTGTAGGTGAGCGAAACAAAAACTAGGTCTTACAAGAATAAGAGCGAATCATTGATCTTCGCCTGTTTTGTTTCGCATACTCATTATAAGCACTAATGGGCAAGAATGGGCATAGTATGTGCCACTTTCTCAACTGGTTTCATTAGTCTCCTTCTGCTTGTCCATGATAAGTTTTGTTACATCCTCATTGATATAGGATTCAATAAACTCTTTACATGCTGCAACAGTTGGGAATGCTGCCACTCTCTCGTATGTCCATAGAGTATTATTCTGAAAGATCATAGGATTTAAT